GGGTGGATACGAAAAACCTATGATGAAGGGTGGTTATGACAAACCTATGATGAAAGGTAAGTATGATAAACCTATGATGAAAGCAGGTTGCCAAATTTCCAAGCATATGGGTGGCAGAGGTGCTGCAATGATGGGTAAAAAGTCTTGTAAATAACAATGGCATTTAAGCTGTCTAACCCTCCATATAAAAAGGAGCCTGTTCCTGTGTATCACGCAGACTTAGGTGATGGTGTTCTTGGTCAAAGCAATAAGAATGGCACTATTGTTCTTAATGAAAAGCTTGACCCTAAATTTCACAAGGAAGTCATAAGGCACGAAATGGTTCACATTAATCAAATGTCACGAGGTGACTTAGATTATGATGACAAGAACATTTATTGGAAGGGTAAGGCATATTCAAAGAGTTCAAAGGGTGTGGCAATGGCCAGCCCTAAGAACTCTCCTTGGGAAGCAGAGGCTTATAGGAAGTCTAAAACTAAATATAAAGATAAAAAATACAATGTCTAAAAAATTTAAAGATACAAAGTTAGGTAAGTTTTTAGGTAAGACTGCTCCACATATATTAGATGTAGCTGGTGACTTACTGCCAGATGCAGGTGTTTTAGGTATTGTAAAAAACCTTGTAGAGAAAGACGAAAAGATTAGCCCAGAAGACAAGAAAGAGGCTTTAGCTCAAACTAAAGAAATGTATGAGTTAGAAATTAAAGACAGAGAATCTGCTAGAAATAGAGAGATTGAAGTTAAAAAAACTGGTGACAAAGACTTAATGATGGTTCTTACAGGTATTGTAGGTCTGTTATCATTTGTGTTTGTCATATATGCTGTAGTTTACGAAGAGGGCGTTTTAAATAATGACTTATTTGTTCACTTAATGGGTATGATTGAAGGTGTTGTAATTAGTAACATATTCGCATACTACTATGGCACTAGTTCAGAAAAAAAATAAAACATAGGTAACTATAAGTATATAGAAATACAATTTAATTTAATATGAATAGAATAGAAGACAAAGAGTTGGAGCAAATTAGAGAACAGCAAACTAAGCTTGCTCAAATTAAACAAGACCTTGGAACATTGGAAGTAAGAAAACATGAGGTAATGCAGGTTTTTTTAGATGTAAACAAAGAGGTTGAAGAAACAAAAACCGAACTAGAAAAGAAGTACGGTCGTGTTAACATCAATCTAGATGATGGTACATACTCAGAGATTGAAGAAGAAGTGGTTGAGTAATGAGTAGTGTTATAAGAAAAATTAGTATTGGTTCTGATTACAAGAATGACGCTATGCACTATTCCGTAGGGCAAAACGTATATGGAGGTCATCAAATATCTGATATTATATTTGAAGAGGAAGACGGTTCTTATAACATTCACATAGTGAAAGGTAAAGAGGTATTGCCCTGGAAGAAGTTTAACTGCAATATGGCAATATCTGTTGAGTACGATTTAGAGTATTAAATGAGAAGTGTACACGATTTTATTGTAAGACCAATTAATGGTCGATACAATAATACTGTTAAAGTTGACGATGTAGACCTCATCGTAAACACAAGGCTTGAGGAGTTTAAAAGCGTAAACAAGTTAGCAGAAGTGGTTGCATTGCCATTAGCTGTAGAAACTGATATAAAAGTTGGTGACAAGGTTGTTGTACACCACAATGTATTTAGAAGGTTTTACGACATTAGAGGTAATGAAAAAAACAGTAGAAGCTTTATAAAGGAAGATATGTATGCTTGCTCCCCTGAGCAGATATATATGTATGGAGAAAATAAAACTCATCTCGACTATTGTTTTGTAAAACCAATACTTAGCGATAGCATATTTTCTTTAGAAAAGGAGAAGCCACTTATGGGTGTTTTGAAGTATGGTAACAAAGGATTGGTTGAGCTTGGCGTTAACGAAGGAGACCTTGTTTCCTTCAGACCAACATCAGAGTTTGAGTTTGTTATAGATGGGGAATTATTATATTGTATGAAATTAATTAATATCGTTGCTACCTATGAATATAAAGGAAACGAAAAAGAATATAATCCAAGCTGGGCGAAGAGCTGTTGATGAGCTTATTAAAGTTGCAGAAGAAGCTATAGTAGATTCAGGTGATGATATATCTGCTGACAGGTTAAAAAATGCGGCGGCTACGAAAAAGCTTGCAATATTTGACGCATTTGAAATACTTCAACGCATCCAAGATGAAGAGGATATTTTGAACGACAAGCCTAAAGAGGAAGTAAAGAAAAAAGAATTTAAAGGTTTTGCAGAAGGAAGAGCCAACTCAAAGTAAGTCATACACCCAGACCCTATATAGGGTGTTAGATGACCACATAAAGCCTTCCACCATAAAGAAAAAGAACAGGACTAAGTCTTGGAAGTATGGTTACGATGAAGAGTTTGATGTAATTGTAATTAGTAACACTGGTCAAATAGGTGAGGTGTACGAAATACAAAACTTAAAGATTGCATTACCAAAAGAAGTTGATACCTATAAGTTCAAGGATAATAAATGGAAACAGATAGAATATCCAAAGGAGCTTCAAAGAATAAAGACAATATTTGACTGGAAAGAATATCCAGAAGAGTTTAAAGAAAAGTGGTACGATTACATTGAAGAAGAGTTTAAAAGAAGGGAGAACGGATTTTGGTTTATTAATAAAGACAAACCTACTTACATTACTGGTTCTCATTATATGTACTTGCAATGGTCAAAGATTGACGTTGGACAGCCAGACTTTAGGGAAGCAAACAGACTCTTCTATATATTCTGGGAAGCTTGCAAGGCTGACTCAAGGTGCTTTGGAATGTGCTACCTTAAAAATAGACGGAGTGGATTCTCCTTTATGTCGTCTGGAGAGACAGTCAATCTTGCTACAATATCGGTTGACTCAAGATATGGAATACTATCAAAGTCAGGCCCTGATGCTAAAAAGATGTTTACCGACAAGGTTGTACCAATTTCAGTCAACTACCCATTCTTCTTTAAACCTATACAAGATGGAATGGACAGACCCAAGACTGAACTTGCGTATAGAGTACCAGCATCAAAGTTTACGAGAAGGAAACTTGACGTTAACGAAAAGCAAGAAGATATTAAAGGGTTGGATACTACTATTGATTGGAAGAATACAGGTGACAACTCCTATGATGGAGAAAAACTAAAGTTACTTGTACATGATGAGTGTTATCATCCAAGCACTGAGATTATGGATGAAAACATGGACTTTAAACCAATAAATGAGTACAATATTGGAGATAAGGTTACAGTTGAAGGTGGGGTGATTAAAACAGTGGTGAAGAAGACTGAAGGTTACGCTGATTCTTATCTGATAAAGCAGCCATACGGAAAAGATTTCATCGTTACGGAAAATCACAGGCTCGTACTTAACGAGTATAAAAAAGGAGAGGTAGTATTAACGGCTAAGGAGTTTTTTGAATCTTCAAAATTCAGAAAAAAACATCTTACAAGAGTCGTATCTACAGGTATCGAAAGGGAAGATGTTTTTAACGGTATTCCACCATACTTGCTGGGGCTTTGGTTGGGTGATGGTAGATATTCTGCAATGTCTATAATTGTGAATCAGGATGAAGAACCAGAGATACTCCACTATTTAGGGAGGTTGGCTGAAATTATGAATGTTGATTTTGACATTATAAATAGAGATGAATGTAAGGCTCATGTGGTCGAGTTTAGATTCAAGGGCATAAACGATGAGTTAAAAAAAATAGGTGTTTACAAGAACAAGCACGTTCCAGAACAGTATATGAAGTCATCTATAGATACAAGGCTTCAGGTTTTAGCAGGGCTAATAGATACGGATGGGTATTCTGACAAGAAAAAAGGATGTATAGAAATAGGTATGGCAAATGAAACGCTTGTTTCTCAAGCAAGGGAAATAGCTCTTTCTTGCGGGTTGTCTTGCTCAGAGGTCAAGCATAGTAAATCAAACTTCGACACTGACAGGTATAAAGTAAGCATTTCAGGAGACCTTGCCAGAATACCTATTCTGACAGAGAAAAAATCCTTCGGGGGCTATAAGCCAAAAACAAGAGGAAGAAGAAATAAGGTCTCAATTAAGAAAATAGGAGTGCAGCCATACGTTGGAATACAGGTAGACGCAGTGTGTGACAACGAAAGAAAGCTTGTTCTTAGTGATTACACGATAAGTATGAATAGTGGTAAATGGGAAAGACCAAACAACATACTTAATAACTGGAGAGTAACAAAAACCTGTTTAAGATTAGGTAGCAGAATAATAGGTAAGTGTATGATGGGTTCTACGTCTAACGCTTTAGATAAAGGAGGAGAGAACTTTAAAAAACTGTACTATGCATCAGACGTTACGAACAGAAACAGTAATGGACAAACTTCTTCTGGACTATACTCTTTGTTCATACCTATGGAATGGAATTACGAAGGATACATTGATTCTTATGGACTACCTGTATTCGATACGCCAGAAAAGCCAGTTCAAGACCCGTATGGAGGATTTATTAAGCAAGGCGTAATAGAGTATTGGGATAATGAAGTTGAGGGGCTTAAAGGCGACCAAGATGGTTTAAATGAGTTTTATAGACAGTTTCCAAGAACTGAGCAACACGCATTTAGAGACGAAGCTAAGCAGTCTATATTTAACTTAACAAAGATATATCAGCAGATAGACCACAACGAAGGTATGCGGTCAAGTTCTCTGATAACAAGAGGAAACTTTCAGTGGGAGAATGGTATTCAGGACACAAGGGTTATGTTTATGCCAAACCCAAAAGGAAGGTTTCATATAACTTGGATTCCACCTGTTAGCTTGCAAAATAGAATCGTAGTTAAGAATGGAACCAAGTATCCAGGTAATGAACATTTAGGAGCATTCGGATGTGACCCTTACGATATATCTGGAACGGTAGATAAAAGAGGTTCAAAAGGTTCAGCGCACGGACTAACGAAGTTTAGTATGGAGGATGCACCAAGCAATCATTTCTTTTTAGAATATATTGCAAGACCTCAAACTGCTGAGATATTTTTTGAAGACATATTGATGGCTTGCGTTTTTTACGGTATGCCAATACTTGCAGAGAACAACAAGCCAAGACTTTTATATCACTTTAAAAATAGGGGTTATAGAGGATTCTCAATGAATAGGCCAGACAAGACATACACCAAGCTATCGGCAACCGAAAGGGAGATAGGAGGAATACCAAACTCAAGTGAGGATATAAAGCAAGCACACGCTGCCGCAATAGAAACATACATAGAGGAGTTGGTAGGTGTTTTAGGTGACGATGAAATGGGGGATGTGTATTTCCAAAGAACATTAGAAGATTGGGCAAGATTTAATATAAACAACAGGACAGCGCACGATGCGTCAATAAGTTCTGGATTAGCCATTATGGCTTGTAATAGAAACAGGTATGCACCTGTAAACAAAGTAGTAAGAAAGAATATAAACCTGGGATTAGCAAGATATGATAATACTGGGAATGCTTCAAAAATAATTAATAGATGAATGTAGTTGCAAATCCAAATAGCGTATTTCCTAGCCAAGTTGTTAGCAATGAGGAAAAGAATAGCGCAGAGTATGGCAGGCAAGTTGCCCAAGCCATAGAGTCTGAGTGGTTCAATCAAGGTGGTTATGGGAATAGGTTCGCTACTAATTACAACCACTTCCACACCTTGAGGCTTTATGCAAGAGGTGAGCAGCCTGTTCAAAAATATAAAGATGAACTAGCTATCAATGGCGACCTGTCTTATTTGAATTTGGACTGGAAGCCTGTACCTGTTGTTTCTAAATTTGTTGACATTGTTACAAATGGAATAACAGAAAAGAAGTATGAGATAAACGCTTACGCACAAGACCCAGAGGCAGTAAAACAAAGGACTGACTATGCCGAATCTATAATGCGAGATATGGTTGTAAAAGACCAATTAATGCAACTAAAAGAGTCTTTGGGTATAGATGCGTTTAAAACTAGCAATCCAGAGGAGTTGCCTCAAACAAAAGAGGAGCTTTCTTTGCATATGCAGTTGGATTACAAGCAGTCAATAGAAATTGCTGAGGAAGAAGCAATCAATCAAGTATTGGCTAAAAATAAGTTTGACGAGGTAAGGAAAAGATTTAACTACGATTTAACTGTTCTTGGGATAGGTGCTGTAAAAACAAACTGGAACAAAGCTAATGGTGTAAAAGTTGAATACTGCGACCCAGCGAACTTAGTTTATTCATATACAGAAGACCCTAACTTTGAAGACATATACTATGTCGGAGAAGTAAAAGCCGTAACAATACCAGAGCTTAAGAAGCAGTTTCCAAATATACCTCAAGACGAATTGAAGAGAATTGAGGATATGCCTGGTAACAGAGAGTACCTTACAGGATGGAAAGGATATGACGAGAACACTGTTCAGGTATTGTACTTTGAATACAAGACATATAACAATCAAGTATTTAAAATTAAGAAAGGGCCAAACGGATTAGAAAAGGCTATTGAAAAGTCTGATGACTTTAATCCACCAGAAAACGATACATTTAAGAGGGTGTCTCGAAGCATAGAGGTTTTATATAGTGGAGCTAAGGTTCTTGGGACAAATACAATGCTAAAATGGGAGTTATGTGAAAATATGACAAGACCATTTGCAGATACTACAAAGGTAGAAATGAACTATGTATTGTGTGCGCCAAGAATGTATAACGGAAGAATTGACTCTATTGTAAATAGAATTACTGGCTTTGCTGATATGATTCAGATTACACACTTGAAGTTACAGCAGGTTATGACCAAGATGGTTCCTGATGGTGTGTTTTTGGATGTAGATGGTCTTGCAGAGGTCGACCTAGGAAACGGAACAACATACAATCCAGCAGAGGCTCTTAATATGTACTTCCAAACTGGTAGTGTATTAGGTAGGTCTTTAACGCAGGATGGGGAATTAAATAGAGGTAAGGTTCCAATTCAAGAGCTTCAATCATCAAGTGGAGGAGCTAAAATTGCATCGTTGATACAGACGTATCAATACTATTTACAGATGATAAGGGATGTAACAGGACTTAATGAAGCAAGAGATGGTTCAACTCCTGATAAAAATGCACTCGTAGGACTTCAAAAGATGGCCGCTAATCAATCCAATGTCGCAACAAGACACATATTACAGGCAAGTTGTTATTTGTCTCTTAGAACGTGCGAAAACATCTCTAAAAGAGTTTCTGATTCTTTAGACTATGTGTTAACTAACAACTCATTAAAAAATAGTATAACTTATTTTAACACTGCAACTTTAGAAGAGCTTTCTGATATTAACTTACACGACTTTGGAATATTCTTAGAATTAGAGCCAGACGAAGAAGAAAAAGCTAGATTGGAGCAAAATATTCAAGTAGCTCTGCAATCAGGTGGTATTGACCTTGAAGAT